AAAAGCCGCCGGCTTTTTATGCCAGCGGCTCCGTTTTACAATAATTTGTTAATTTCGCTCATATAGTCCTTGCCGTCAATGCGGAGGATCTGGCTGAGTCTGTCAACAAGCAAATACTCGTAACCGCCGACAAAAATCTGCACGCGGTTCGCAGAGTATGTGAGCTCATTCTCTGAGGCGGCGCCAATTTCTACGCCAATACCCGGAAGGGCAGTTGGTGGAAATGTACGCACAAAAGCCTTGCAGCCTTCGGCGCTTGTGGTTCCGTCTCCTTTGACTACATTCTGAACCCAGCGAAACTCAAAGTTTCTTTTGTCAAGTCTTGACATTTTGCCGAGTCCCTTATCTTCGCCGATCTTAGTGATAGCAAGCTCTAAATTTTCAAGCAAGCCAACGATCGGCACGCTCATTGTACCCATTGCGTTGAGGTCTGCTGTCATTTGAGTAATTGACGGCAATGTGAAGCTGGTATCTTTTGCGACAAGCTGGCCGCTCTCGTATACCGTGTCAGCAACTACCGCACCTTTTAAGTCGAGCCACATAAATTATTCACCTCCTCCAAAATAAGCCGCAAATCCTTCGTCTGTGTAGGAAACTCTCGCTTTTCCGCTCTTGAACGGAGGCGCAGGCGTTGCACTTACGTCCCAGACAAAGTCGCCGTTCATAACGTCGCTTGTAGGGTTCGCAGTCTCCAAAAATTCAACCGTCGGATTGCCGATAAGAGCGCCGCGGCCTTTTAAGCTGTCAAGTTCTTCCTGCTCGTCGCTTAAAATGCTTTGCTGGAGATTAAGATCCATAGTTCCGTCAATCTGAGTGCCGTGTCTAAGCTGGAAGCCGTTTGTAATATGCATAAGCATACGAATATTTACATCGAAAATGTAACGGGCAACGCCGTCGCTGCCGTATTCGTAGTATGCAGTATGAGGGCCCCAGAGCACCCAAAGGCCGCCCCAGAAAACTGCGGTAGTAATTCCCTTAGCGTTGAGCTCATTGCCTTCCTGCTGGTCGAAGCCCTCGTTTTCAGAGTCCTCGCCAAAATACTGAGCTGTACACATGATCTCCTTGTTTGAAGGGCTTTCCATTGGTATGCCGTCGTGAGTGTTATCAACGCGCTGCATAGTTGCAACTGCATGAGTGCTCAAGTGGTAAATATTGTCGCCGTATTTTATCTGCGGCCAACAAATCTTTGACAGTCCGCTGGTGTAGCCGTTTGTTTCGGCCCATTCCTCAGCTTTGGCAAGCGTGTCAATGGCTTCGCCCGCTTCCTTGTCGTAGATAGGAAGATCGGCAAGGACAAAACCGTCCCAATGGCCGTTCAATTTCTGGACGATAGAGATCATGGCTTTGTATACGTCAGGATCTTCGCTCCAGAATGGTGCGGCCAAAAGATTGAGCACGGCGTTGTGCATGGTGTAGAGTTTTGCGAGAGCCTGCAGGCCGGTACGCTTTCCGGTAGCGGTCACGCTTCCGATAATGTCGCTCTTTGTTATAAGAGTTGGATCGACTTCGGAGAATGACGCCTCAAGAGTGCCGTCGAGCGGCTCTGCGTCATTCAATGACTCAATGACTACCACGCCTTTTGTGTAGTTGTAGTCAATAGAGTAATCAGATCCCAGCACCTTGTCAGCAAGTGCAAAGGTGTCAAGAATGATCGTATCGCTTGCATACTCGGCGCGGCCGTTTTTGAATGTAAGCTCTACGGTTGTTTTTGTGTCTTTCTGGTGGGTTGCCGGATCCAATACATTGATAATATAGATCGGTCCCACGTTTTCGATTGTGCTCGCAAAATGACAGTCGAACGGCTCGCATAACGTGAATTTATCCCAGTTCTTTGAGTAGCCGACTGTTGCCTGAGTCTTTGGCATGTTCTCCAGCTTGATCGGTGTGTTGACAAGGTTCTTGTCCTTATAACCTAAAACAAGGTTAATAGGGGCGGTTCCGATGTATGCCACAACGGTGTCAACCTGAACGGCCGCTTTTACCTTATCATTGCCGATCTCGCCTAAAGCTCCGTGCTGATAGCTCATGATTGTATCACTCCTTTACAAAAATTTTTCGTATTCTGCCGGAATTTTGCGCGCGAGTCCATGTTCGAGAGTAAACTGCACCCAGCAAAACCAATAAGGGTAGTAGCTCACGATCGCGCCGTCCTCTGTAAAAGGTCCGTACTCGATATTGTTCTCTTTGACAAGTCTCATGTCTGCAATATATTCCGTGTTTTCAAGCACAGCCAGCACCTTGTCTGTCATATTCCAGACGTCGCGCCAGCCCTCGTTACTTCTTTTAAATTCTTCGCTCTGGGTTTTCGTGTATGTATAACCTCCCAGAGCGTCAGGATCTTCCACCGGGACGGCTTTTTCGCCGCCGTGCTCGCCCGGGTTCCATGCTGCAAGTGCAAGCTGGATCGTTAATTGGCCCATGTGTTGGGCCGGCGAGTGTTTTCCCTTTAATATCTGCACGCAGATAGAAGGAATAGGCGCCGCCACTTCTGGCGGCTTGTGGTCCTGAGTAGGTATATACATAGCAAAAGCGGCCGGCGTGGTTGTTTTCACGCCATAGCCGCCGTCATTGTTTGCGTCGTCCGGTACCTTTAGTTGCATTTTGGGGCATACTTCGGTTTTGAACCATTCGACAATTTTGTCAAGATCGCTCGTTATTGCCATAGCGCGCCTCCTTAAATCATGCGAGAGTGGTGCAGGCTTATCTGTGTGATCCCGAGATTTTCGGTCCATAAGTCAACAACGCACTCTCGGCCGTCTATGTTGATAGCTGAGCCCGGGGCTTTTTTGCCCGGCAGATCCTCGGTTTTGGCAAAAATAAGCAGGTCAGACTCGGCAACGCCTAAAATATTGCCATTTTTCATAGTGGCAAGCGTGTCGTTGTCGATTATGATTGTTATTTTTTCGCCCTCGACTCTGTGGGTTTCCCCGAAGTCGTTGAGCTGCATAAATATCAGATCAATGTCTGCCGCTATGAGCTCTTTTAGCGTTTTAGCCAACGGGATCAATAGCTCCAAAGGCCGGCGGCTGTTCTCCGTCGTCCTCGTCTGCAAAGTAATCGTCTAACAGCTTGATAACCTCAGCTTTTGCGCGCATTTTTTCAGCGTCGAGGCCAAAAGAAGCAGCAAGAGCCTGCAGCTCTGGCAACTTCATTTTGTCGCTGTATTCCGGTTTCTTTGTTTTGGCGTCGTCGTTCTGGTCGTCGTCATTCTGGCCGTTGCCGTTCTGATCGTCGTCATTCTGGCCGCTGCCGTTCTGATCGTCGTCATTCTGGCCGTTGCCGTTCTGATCGTCGTCATTCTGGCCGTTGCCGTTCTGATCGTCGTCATTCTGGCCGTCGTCGTCCTGATCGTCGTCTGGTATGATTACATTTGCATACTCAGCAACGCCTTGAGCAACAAGCTCGACCTCTCTCTCAGGAGTGAGAGAGAACGGCTCCGACTTGCTATCTTTTGGAGTGATTACTCCGTTTTCTTTGTGTCCGTATACTCCGGCGATTATTCTAATCATGTTGTAGCTCCTTCCTTCGCGTGTGAATTAAAGTACCTTAGCAGATACCCACGGATTTTTGCTTCTTGGAATTAAGAGCGGGCGGCTTGTCACTTTAATGTCGCGACTTTCTGCCTTTACGTCCGCTGTATACTTAGGAATACGGCGGCCGGTGTAAGTGTGGAACTCGCCGTCGTCCTGCTCAATCTGGGTAACCGCTCCATAGAGACCGCGGCCCGCTGCTGGGTGAGAAAGAACGACAGTACCAGCAGGGATATAAGGCACGATCTGGCCGTTTTCGTCCTCATAGGTCTCGTCGTATGTGATGAGCTTAACGTGGTGTCCGTCTACGTTCAAAATTGCGAAGCAGCAAGCACCTTCCGGCAAATTCATAGGCTCAATAGAGCCGATTGCAATGCTCTTGTTGTCGAGGTACTTCTGGATCTTTTCATCGTTTAACACGATCTTGGAAACGCCGCGAGCCATTACAAGCTCAGAAGCAGGGAGCCCGTTCTTTGTGAGCATGTAAATCATTTCTGAAATGTCGCCGTAAATATCCGCGCCAGCTTCGCCCCACTTAACAGCAGGAGTGTACTGAGCAGGGTTTGCGTCCTCGTCATAGAAACGGATCTCAAATTCTTCATATTCACCGCTGCCGTATTTGTCAGCGTAGTGTCTGAGAATGTAACCGTTGTTAATCATACATTGTGCTGCCATGTACTCCTCACGGCCGGAGATCATCTGATCGAACTCAGTCAGATCTCTGTTGAGGATCTGCGCCTGCCTCTGCTGAGGTGTTACATTCTGGAAAAGCTGCTCGCCAAAACCTTTTTTATTAAGGTCGTCAATGGTGAGAGGTCTCTGAGGTGCAATAAAAGGCGGCACGTAGCTGTATGTTTTGTAGCCTTCGCGCTCGATTGTGATCCCGCCCTTGCGAGGCATTACACAAGGCGCGATTTTCTTGCTGCCGTTTCTGTATTCAACGAGCACCTCCTCGCCCGGGAAAATATCCTCAGACACTCCGTTGACCGGTGCTGTTGTAGGGAAATAGCGATCTCTTAAAAATGTTCTGTGTGTAGGCATTGCCTGAATAGCCGCCAGCATGGTGACGGTTCTGTAAATTAACGGTGTAGGCATTGTTCTTTTCCTCCTTTTCCTTACATTGCAGAGTCGAGATAAATGCCGCCATTGCGAAGGGCTGCCTCGTCTGCTTCCGTGATATTGTACTCGTCGTCTACAATAAGGGCCTCTCTGTTAAAATGGCCGCTTCTGTAAACAGCAGCAACGGCGTCGGCGCTTGTTGCGTCCACTTCGTCGCAAATAATACCGTATGCGGTTAATGTTTCGCCTTCTCCGGCAGTTATGCCGAGAATAACACACTTTTTCGTTGCGCTATTCATAGCAACAACGGTACCGCGAGCAAGTTTTCCTTCGCCGCTCGCGATTGTGACGCTTACCGCGTCAACCGGGAATTTGCTGTCAATCAAAAGATTGTCAGCGTTGCAGGTTCCGATGTTCTGATCTGCTCTCATGGTTTTTACCTCCTTGTTTTTAATTCTGCTGAGTTGTTGGGGCTGCTCCACCGTTTGCGATCATTGCCGCAAGCTGAGCAACCTGAGCGTTTTCGTCCTGAGCCTGATCTTTTGGTGCAGGAGCTCCAGAGTTTGGCGTTGTTCCTACGCCAGCAGCTCCAGAGGCTTTAAAGTCAGCGTCGCTATTCTGAACATGCTGAGCGCCGAGCTGGGCCTGCTTTTTCATTGCATTAAAAGCGAGCTCCTGAGCTGTGCAAGCATTAGCGCCATACTTTGCCTCTGCAATGAGCTGAGCGTCTCCGACTGTTGCCTCGATTTCTTCGATCGCCTGCAGTCTGGAGCGTTCGGCTGTTGTTGCCTCGGTTCTTGCTGTCTCCATAGCTGCGGCCTCAATCTGAGCAACCGCCTCCGGGTACTGTGCTCTTAATTCTTCTGGTGTCATAGTGGTGTTACCTCCTTTTGGTTTATTTGTTGAAACGCTCTGACGCGGAGCTGCTGGCTTCGGTTCTGGCGTTTGAACACTATTTACTACGGGGATATTTCCGGGGAAATTGCGGAACCCCTTTAACGAGTGGTGCACTCCATTGACGACAATTTCGTCTTTAATGGAGCTCATGCACATGCTTGTTTCGCAACCCTCGCGAATACCGGTACAAAAACCATTTTCAACCGCTTCGCGGCCGGTGTACCATGTTTCCTTCGCCATAATGTTGCGGATCTTATCAATTCCGAGGTGTGTCGCTGCGTCGTATGTTTCGGCTGCGGCCTTGTTTGCAGCTTCAAGTCTTTTATTGACTTCAAGCAGGGCCTTGTGGTTGTAGTTGCCGATCAATGTCAGCAACGCCTCGTGTACCATAAAGAGAGCGCCTTCTGCGATTTCTCTTGTTTTGCAGCCCATAGCAATGATAGTGGCGGCGCTTGCTGCAATTCCGTCGATAACTGCCACGGTCTCGCCGTTTAATTCTTTGAGTCTATTGCAGATACCGAGCGCCGTGTATAAATCGCCACCAACTGAATTGATGCGGACGGTGATCTTTGCCTTGTCTTTTACCTGAGCAAGATCCTCCAAGAAGCCCTCCGGCGTGATATACAAACCTTCGAGCGGTTCGCCAGTCCACCAGTCTGTCGGTCTCTGGCTTACAACTTCGCCGTACATTGTGATCTCGGCCTCGTCGTCGTTTAATTCGACGATGTTCCAGAACTTCGGCGCCGTTTGGTCGGGCAATGCCGCCGGGCCGTTAATTACCCTTAGCGGGATTGTTTGTTTCTTCATGCTGCATTTCCTCCTTTATAGCATTTTGAAATATTGCAGAGGCGAGCGCTTGAGTTTTTTCAGCTTGAGCCTCTGGGGTTGTGCCGTTTGCTTCGGCAATGATCTCGTTTTCTCGCTTGAGCTGGTGCATGTTTGCTTCCCATTGGCCGCCATTCAAACGGATCGTGCTTTGTTCGTGCGTACTATACCCGTGCTGATTTGCAAGTATTTCCGCGCTGATTTCCTTTGTCGGATCGAGCTGTCCCTGAGAAGGGCCGATCCACTCGCTGCCGAGCCATGCGGCGCGAATTAAAGGATCTGAGAAAAAGCCGGGAGCCTGAATACGACCGCGAGCAACAGCCTCAGACAACCAGATCTCGTACACCGGACGGCAAAAATCATTTGCAAACCATTCGCGGCGCATTTTAAAAGCCTTCCACGCTTCGAGTAATGCGGCACGACTGGCAGAATATGAAGCGTTAAACGACTTCAACAGTAAATCGGCCGGAATTTCAAGCGCAGCGCCGCATTGTTCGCAAAGAGCGCGGACAAAAGCAGAGAAGCCGCTCGCCGGTCTGGTAGGTGTCGCAAACTTGATATCTTCACCCGGTTTCATTATGTTAATGGTGCCCGGGCCCATTTCGTAGTCGTCGGGATCTGAAGGCTCAACCTCTGAGCCGTTTACTTCGTTGTATGGCATTTCGTCGGCGCCAGTTTCTGTGGTAATAAACGCCGTGAAAAAGCTCTCAACGAGCGCAGCCATGAGCTCGCCTTCTGTGTAGCGCCTCATTTGCAGGAGTGGTTCAATAATCTGCGCCAGATATGTGACGCCTCTGTATTGCTCAGGACGTTCCGACTCCATAATGTGCAATACGTTCGGAAGGCCGGTTTTTTCGCCGTATGCTTCGACTCTGGTCCATTCCGTTTCAGCCGTCGCGATAATGTGCGGGTATGTATTTCGGAAATAGTAGGCTTTAATCATTCCCGACTTGTCGATCTCTACACCGTCAAAAATCCGGTTCCCGTTTTTAGCTTTTCCCTCTGTGGAAAAACAATAAAAACCAGAATTTAACAACGGGGTACTGCAACGATCGGCTTCTACAAGTTGGATCCTGAGAGAGTACGGGCACATTGCTGTCGGTTCCACTCTTTTGACAAGGCCGAAAACGTCGCCACTCATAAGCCAACTCATAAGAGCGAGCTGCTGCATAGCATAATAGTCATTAACGCCCGTGGCGTCGCAGGCGTTTTTCTTTTCAGCCCAGAGCTTAAACTCTGCCTCTGTCTTTTTCTGCCAGTCGTTTGCGGCGTCTCTCGATAAACCGAGTAGCTCGGCGTCTATGCTGCACTTTAGACGCAAGCCGCAGCCTACGACATTTGTGCGGTTTGTTTTGATTGCCGACGTTGCAACCGGAGCGGCCATGTAAAGCATACGAGCTCTTTGTCTCAGGGTGTCGTTGTTGTGATCGATGTCCCATTGAGGCGAGGAGCTGCTGGCTTTAAAACTCCTTAGCGCTTTCTTTTTCCAACTTGCGCCAGCCTCGGCGTAGCCGTAGTTTGATATTTTCGGAGCAACCGAACCGGGGCGGCTTCGTCTGGCTGCTGTCGGTTCTGCTGGTACCGTTTGTGTGTTTTCTGGAGCTTTTTGCATGATGTTTTCACCTCCTACCAGTCACGAGGGATAACTCCGACGGCCCTGCGCTGGGTTTTGTTTTCTAAAGCAGCGATCTCGTCCTCCATTTCTTTGATAGCATTGCGGATCGCTGTGAGATCTGTCTGGTAGCGTGTGGCGTTTCGCGTTCCTATTCCGTAGGACTGCACACCGCCGTCAAGCATTTCCTTTTCTCGCTTATAATAAAGCTCGAGACGTTCTCTCAATTTATTGGCTTTTTCAGCCTTTTGCTGTTTAGTCATGGTTCACCTCCTACCAGTCGTCGTACATTTTTGAACCGCTGGAGCGCTTCTTTTTTTCTTTTTTCTCAGTTTGCGGCTTGAGTTGCTGGCCTTTTAGCCGGCGTTCTACCGCGTCGAGATCTGGATCTAAAATTCTAAACGCCGCGATCGCATAATTGCGGCAGTCAAGAGCTTCGTTTCGATTATGGCCGGGCAGCTTTTCCCATTGCCATTTGTCGCCTCGTTTGGTTCGTGTGAGCGTCAGCTTTTCAGATAAAAGCCCGGAAAAGAAAAGAGAGTCATATCCGCGATCTTCCCCGCGCGGGAAGTGGCAGTATTTGGCTCCTTTTTCTTGCACCTTAACAGCGCTCATTATTTTGCTTTTTCCGGCGTCTACGCCCAGAGTGTAGAGCCAACAGCGGCCGATCACACGGCCGTCAATTACAATTTTAACCTTTGACGGTGGCGCGGTGTATGGTATGCCGTCGCCGCCTTTTCCTTTGATAGCAAAAACACGCTTGTGCTGCCTTTTGGCGCACTCTGCATATACCTCCTGCGTGAAATGGCCGCCGGAGTCAACGCAAGTAAAAGAAACTTTCAAGCCTTTGCCGTTTTTGAAGTGGTAAACTCTGTCGATCACGTCGTCGAGTCGTTCCCACACGGCCGATGTATCGGGGCGGCCGTTGATAATTCCTTTTTTTATTCCCCATGTCTCGCCGTAGTGGCCGTGTCCTAAGACTTCATACTCAAGACGGTTGTCCTGAGTGTCTACTCCAACAGTCAGCACAAGCACGCCGTCTGGCAACTCGGCGTCGTATTCCTCACGACGCGCCAGTATTGCGTCCTCGTCCTCAAGATCTCCGCGATCTTCCCATAACTCACCGAGTAAGGTGTTGAATACAACCTTTAGTTTTTCAACGTCTCCCTGAGCCTCGAGAAACTTCGTGATGATTTTTTCCCACGGAGTCCACGGAGAAGAAAAAGCGTTCAACCAAAAAGAGCGGTGTCCTTTTTGGTAAGCGTCCGGGTTTTCTGCAATCCATTTCGCCGGCTGCTTTCTCATTGTTGACTCGGTGCTTATGCAGCCGCACCCCGGGCAGCACCATGTTATATTTTTGACTTTGTAGGTCTTTTTGTTGCGTATTTTTTTAACTTCGTGCTCGAAGTGTATGTTATCAAATACAATATTGTGATATTCTCCACAATCCGGGCACTTATGACACCAGCGCTCCTGCGTACCAGCAAAAAAACCGTTTTCAATGTTGCTGGCGCCTTTGATTGTTGGCGTTGATACCTCGATCGACTTCGCATTGTAGAAAGTCGTCTGTCTTGCCTCAGCAAGAGCCCACGGATCACCCTCGGTACCGGCGCTGCTGGCCCAGCGGTCGCGCTCGTCGCCGATAATATAACGCGCCGGGGTAGAAGCGAGAGCACTCGGACTGTTTGATCCGGTTATTGTCAACATTCCACCCGGAAAGGATTTTTGCAAAATTGTATTTCCAGAGTCTCGACTTTTCACGTCTGAGACTTTTTTCCTCAACGGCTTCGAGTCTCTTATCATTGGTGCAATACGCAGACGAGAGAACTTTCGCGCGTCGTCGAGGGTTGGTTGCACATAAATCGTTGATCCGGGATCCTGATCTATGATATAGCCAATTATATTGAGCTCTACCTCAGATTTTCCAACCTGAGAAGCTGCCACAACTGTGATTTTGCTCACTTTCGGATCTGTGAAGGCGTCCATTATCTCAACGAGATAGGGCGTTCTTGCATTTCGCCACGGTCCGGCCTCTGCTGAGCTTTCAGGAGATAAGCGGCGGTTTTTCTCAGCCCATTGGGAAACGGTGAGCCGCTCGGGCGGTTTGAAATTCTTAACAGCTCGCGCGATCGTATTGTTTAAGTTGTCAATTTCACGCTTGCGGCTGTTGTCATTCTGTTTGTTCATCATCCTCGATTATCGCCCAGCCTTGCCGATCCTTTACCCGCTTTTTATACTCCTCGGGATCGTATTGGCATTGAGAGAGGGACAAGAGGATCTCGTTGACCTCCTCTTGTATTCGGGCCGATGTTTCTGCCGGGCTTGACAATTCCGCAGTATCAACCGCGAGGCGCCCCGGCATAGCCATTAACATGCTACGGATATTAAAAACAAGATCCGTCGTGATCGCTTCCACGTCCTCAGCTCTGTGCATTGTGCCTTCAAGCTCTGCGAGCTGGAGCTCTGCGACGCGTGCTTTTGCGTTTTTTATATCCACCTCAGCCTGCAGCTTGTCGGTCTCGAGCTTGTTGTTTTGAGCGGATTGTTTTCGCTCTAATTGCTGGCGCAGGTATTTGATGTAGTCCTTTGTTGCCTCGCCTACGTTGTAGCGGCGGCCTGCTGGTGTGTCGTGAGTTTTGAGAACTCCGTCCTGCGTTAGTTGCTGGATCCTCCGAGCTGTGAGCTCAAACAACTCGGCCATTTTTGTTGTCGGCCAGTAACCCGGAGTCTCGGCCGGCTTTTCTTTTTTCGGTGTCGCCATTGCCTTGCCTCCTTCCCGGCGTAACGAAACGGCCTAAAAATTTTTATAGAGTCTGGCAAGTTTTTGGGCTCGCAAGCACCGCAGGCGTTTTGGAAGTCCGAAAGGACCCGTGAAATATTTTTATTTTTATTTGGACGGGTGCCCGTATAAAAATATTTTATTTTTTCTTTCTGCGTTGCTGAGTGTGCGCCGAGCTGGCGCTCGAGCTTGAGACTTGCCTCGGCTGGCCCGGTCCTGCTGCCGGGCTGCGCCTCTGGTGTGGGGCGCCCCTCTGGCGTGTGGCTCATGCCTCTGCCTTTGGTCTTGCCTTGTGGTGTGTGGCTCAGCCTTGTGTTGTGCTGAGCATATAGAAAGAGGCCAGCCCCTCGAGCTGCTGCTGAGTGGTGGCCTCTGGTTCTTTGTATTATGCCTGCGCTTTTGCAAGCATTTGTTTGACGTGGTTCTCCAGTCGCTTGCTGAGCCCCTCGTCAATGTTCTGTTGTATGAGTGGAGCGACGCGCTCGTTTTCTATCATTTGCGGCACGCTTAGAGTCTTGATACTCTTGATAGGGTAGCGACTGTCTCCCTCCCTCTGGAATGGTATCTGTACTGAGCCTTCGCCTCCAGACGAGGCAAGGAACACGCCTGCAGGCAGGTTCTTTCTTTGGCCCTTAAATACCTCTTGACTTACTCGGTATGGCTTGGGCTTCCTTTGTGTCGGCTTCATTTTGAAATGTGTCGGAGTGAGGACTCTGCCTTTATAGGTGAGCACAACGCTCTCGACGAGATTGCCTTCGACTTTTAACTGGCCGCCGCCTTTTCCTTTGCCGTCAAGCGCAGCCTTTACGTCTGCTTTCTTAATGGCATATACCTCGCATACTGCGGCCGATACCCACGCCTGCGCTCGGCTCTTTGCGTCCGAGGTGCATTTCTTTATTACCTTTTCAGCGTCTACGCCGGCAATATTGTCGAGCGTTTTGACGAGGCTCTCATAATTTGCCAGCATACAAGTCGTGGTTCCTCTGGTTGCTGCCATGTGATCGCCTCCTTTATGGCATGAAAAAACCGCCCGATTTTCTCGCGCGGTTTCTTTATCCACTTATTGCATTGTAAGAATTATAACACGGCTCAATTTCAAAAGTAAATTGCATCTTTTTTGCACCGGTAAATTGCACAACAGAGGAGGGCGCCTGCTGCCAGCTTCGGCTAATCAATAGCAGCCCTTCCGTACAATCTGACGGCCAAACTCTTGACAAGTCTCTGGCGGTTTCTCCAGACTGTTGTCGCGTCGCAGCCCACCTTTTCGCCGATCGCTTCATTGTCGAGCCCGTCGAAGTAGCGGCCTGAGACTGTTGCATAATATGGATCGTCCCTTATGCAGTCGAGAGCCGTCTCCAGTTCGTCAACTTCGCATTGATCCGCTGCGATTGCTGCCTCTTTGTCTTTGATGATAGCCTCCAGAGCCTCCTCTGGATCGAGGCGCACGCCGGTCTTTGAAAATCTTGTGATTGATTTGCTGCGCGCTGGCGTTCCGTATGTCTTTAATTCTTCGATTTTTTCCTTGTCGTCGTTAATTTTAACCTTCAGCACCGGCAGAGCGTAGAGTCTGGCCTCTGTGTTTTTGAAGGCTGTCTTTGCGTTCTGCGGTTGCTGCGCTGGTTTGCAGGCTTCTTTGACAGCTTCGGCGGTATTTTTCACGCTTGCGTCAATATAAGCCTTTATATCTGGCGGGATCGCCGGTTTTTTTGCTTTTCCCATTTATTCGTATTCTCCTTCCTGATAGTTTGAGCTTATGCCTATGTCGTCAAAAACCTCCCCGAAGTATTCCGGCGGCATTTCTTGGCCGTCTCTTATGAGTTTGATCTGGTCTTTTCCGCTCATTCGAGCGTATCGCTTCACGATAACGTCGGTATATCCGGGCGTTAATTCCATAATATAGGCCGTGTGTCCGGTTTTCTCTGCTGCTGCGAGAGTGGTCCCGCTGCCTCCGAACGGATCGTAAACAGTTTTTACAAAATCCATATTGTCGAGAATTTGCTCAATGAGCTCGACGGGCTTCTGAGTAGGGTGCAACTCATTCCCGGACCTGCTACACCTCAAAACATTGCCGTAACCTTTGTGGCCGTCGAATTGTGCCTTGCCTCGACTTCCAAAAAGACAGAGCTCGTGCTGGCTCCTCCAGCCTACGCCCATTCCGGGTGTTTCTTTATCCCAAACAATCATAGAGCGGACGCCGAAGCCTGATTTTTCGATAATATCGTATAAATAGATCCACATGCGCCAATCTGTGAACACATACGCAAAAAGAGGAGTGATACCCTCGAAGGCTGAGGTTAATAAATTGATATAACCCCGGGTGCTGAGTATGTCATTTGCAATCTTTGGCGCCTCTGTCTGGCCTTTTCTTACGGTTCCGATACTTCCGGTAGCTTTTCCGCTTTCTTGGTGGCCTCCGCTACAATATGGAGGATCCGTGAGCATAAGCTCCGGTGCAGCTCCGTCGAGAAGTGTCTCGCGGTCCTTCGGGTTTGTGGAGCTTCCACACATAACTCTATGACGGCCGAGGATCCAGACGTCGCCCAGTTTACTGAATGGCTCCGCGGGAGGCGGGAGCACGTCGTCCTCGTTTTCTTCGTCTTTGTCATGCTCAGCCTCGCACAATGCTGTCGCAAGTTCCTGATAGAAGGACTCCTCGTAACCGGTCAGCTCAAACGGGATAGCACCGGTGTCAACTGCTTCGAAGGCTTCGGCCAGTTTTACGCTGTCTATTTCTGCAAGCTCAGCGATCCGGTTGTCTGCCATAAGATCGGCGAGTTCCTCCTCCTCGTTGGCGTAGTTCTGATAATCAACGGGCGCCTCTTTTAATTTGCCATACTTGGCCGCTGCGAGTCTGCCGTGGCCTTTTACAATCAAACCGGAGCGGGTGCTCACCGTGATCGGCTGTCTCCAGCCCGTTGCTTTAATTATGGCCGAGAGAGCTCTGATCTGATCGTCCGGGTGCTTATTTGGGTTTAGAGGGTTTTCTCTGAGTTCCTTTATAGGCACAATTTTGTCATGTGCACAAAAAACCGGGTGGCCGTCCGCGTATGCTTTCGGCTCTGCTGCGGTCGTGTAGTCCATGTCATTGATCTGTATCTCTTGGCGGTTGGCTTTTGTTCGTGTCTGGGTGATTTCGAGCGTTTTCTTTTGTTTTGCCATATTCTCAAACGCCTCCCTTCTTGATTTCTTCCTTTTGCCATGCGCGCAATTTATAAAGCGGCAACGCCAGAGCGCCTGCTGCCAGCACCAGCAGCAAAACGCCTGCGCATATTATGGCCGCTGTCATTGAGTAGCCTCTGCCGGCGGTTCTCCGAAGCGAGCAACTGCCAGCTCGTTGTATTTTGTGTAAATACTCTCGAAGGCTGCTTTCCACTCTGGGCCGTGCTCGTCTCCGGGTGCTGCTACATGCGCGAGCTCGTGGGCCAATATTTCAGGTACCGCCGCTGCCGGGATATGTCCGGCCACTTCTATGAGCGGGAGGCTGTTGTCGTCCGGGTATGTTGTGCAACCTACCATTTCCGTGCCTTCTTCGTCCACAATTTTGTCAACCAGTATAGCCTCGTATCGCTTGTCTGGGTATAAAATCCCAAAAGCCTGAGCGACGAGACTGCTCGGATCGTTCAGAAATGGGCTTTTTAATAATTCCATGTGTGTGCCTCCTTTATATTCAGGAGGGCAGCAGGGCCCTCCCGTGATGTTTCCGACATTGGTGTCGGTATGTTATGCGATAATTGTGATATTTTCGCGCTCCGGTATGTCTTTGAGTGCTTCCATAAGGTACGCCTTCACGTTAGCG